GTTTGGTAGCTACCCCACCTTCTGCAAAATTAGGAGCAACCCAACCACTGCCAACAGCAGCAGGATTACCAATTGATGTATCAGGTCTAGCCAACATTCCTGCACCAGTAGTAGTAGGAGCAGGAGAAAAAATTCCTGCTGCTGCGTTAACTAAACTACCAATAATGCCAACACCTTTACCACCGCCACCTGCTTGAGCACCGAACAAAGCTTCCATCATAGGTTGTATAATTGAAATTTGAATAATCATTTTCATAATCATTCTTTTAAATGATTCAGCCATCTCTGTGAATGATACTTCAGCACCCATAGCTAAGTCTGTTAATGAGTCTCCAAAACTGTTAGCAAAACTCGTTATGTTTGATTTCATAATTTGATAAGTTTTACTACTCGTTACTCGTATTCTCTTCTCTGATTCCACAGCAAATTTTTCATACTCTTCTCTTGTAATTGCTTTACTTATGTAAAGTTGTTTATACTCAGCAAGTAATAACTGATTTTGGTAAATCTCTTGTTCAAACACTGTCTGACCCTGCTTTTTCTGATCAGCTAGAAACTTTTGATAAAGTGAAGCGTTTTTCTGCCTAGCTCCATCTCTATCTAAAGCAGCTTGTATTTCAGCAGCTTTCTTTGCCAACCGCATTTTCTCGGCTTGTTCTTCTGAAGTTAGAAAAAAAACTTTGGCTCTTTTTATCGCTTCATTATACTTGGAAAGAGCGTGCTCCGCATCCAACCCTAAGTGGTCGTAGGTCGTGGTTGGATATGCTAACATTGCTCGTGCTTCTTTTTGTGCTTTAACAATTTCTGTTTCAATACCAAGAAATTTGCTTCCTGCTGCGATGGCAATATTCAAATCATTAATCATTCCATCAAGAGTTAAATGGTCTTCCATAAATTGCAGTATTTTGTATGCTGCAATGAAAGGAAGCATGGCATCTTTAACCAAACCTGCTAATACTATTGCAGTTGTTCTTGTCATGTCAATAGCCTGTTGCATACCGCCATTGTTTTCCCATGCTTTTTGCCACTCAATTAATTTTTCAAGATGTTTATCCATAGCTTGTAATAAACCTATCCCTATGGCTTCTTTTAGATTCTTTACTTGTTGTTTTACTTTGTCCAATCTAGCACCAAACAGCTTTTGTCTCTCTTCTGCTGCATGTTCTGCCATTCCTTGTCTATTCCTTTGTACCGCTAAATCTTTTTCAGCTTTAGACAATTCGTTAATCATCGCTGCAACACCTCTAAAACCTCTTTTTTCTCTGAATATCTGTTTTAATTGGTAAACACTTCCATAAGATAATTTCTCTATCGTTGCTTTTAAATTATCAGAAGAGATAGATGTCTTGTCTAAAGCTACTCCTAGTTGGGAAGCAGCAATGGTAGCCTCTCTAGAAGAAGCTTTTGTGAACACATCAAACATCTGTTGCATTTGTACAACAGTTTTTTCAGCACCAACACCACTTCTACTTATTGCAGAAAAGGAATATCCTAAATCATTTAGTGACACACCAGATGCTTTTGCAGAAGCAGCGATAGTTCCAATGTTCTTAGCAACATCTTGAAGGGTTAATATACCACGCTCTTGAACAGCGAATAGGAAATCTGCTGCATCTGACACACTGTCCAATTCATCTCTATAAGTATTCCAAGTAACAACCATAGCTTTTGTAGCTTGTGCTGTGGAAGTGAAACCACCTTGAGCTAATTTAGCAGAAGTTTCAAGAGTCTGCATAGCTTCATTTACAGGTACGGTAGCAGAGACAATGTCAAACATACCTTGAGCTAGTTCTTCCTTACTTTGCCCAAACTCTACTGACATGCGTCTCATTTGTGTTGCCCAACTCCCAAACACAGTATCTGAATCTCTAACTAATGTGTTTACCTTCCCTAATGCAGTCTCAAATTTGATAGCTTCAGATACTGTATTTCCAAATATCTTTCCACCTATTAAAGCGACTACTGCTCCTAAAGCTATAACAGCTGACCTTGCTGAGAGGATGTTCTGCTTGAATTTCTTCATAGCACCTCTCTGTTTCTTTTCAAATTTTGAAACACCTCTTCTAGCCTTTTTCAATGCCTTTTCGAGCTTGAATGTCTCACCATCAATCACTACTGTTAATTGTCCTATATTAGCCATTTCGTTTCACTTTCTCTGAAGACATAGATGATAATAATTCTTTCATATCCTCTACCGATTGTTTTTCTTTTGATTTTTCTCCTGTATAAACTTCTGGTATGAAATCAAATGGAGAAACCTTCTTTGAATCCTTTTTAAGTTGTAAATTAATAAGTGTTGATGCCACAATTCCTGTTCTAAGATATTCAGTATATTCACCAAACGGCTCAAGGGAGTAGACTATTTCCCATTCCCTGAGTTGTTTAGAGTTTAATACCTCGTTTAAATAATCAGGATGGGGAACTCCAATAGCCAAGCACAGTCTAAATTTAAATAAATTACTTGGCTGTTTTAGTTTTTTGTCAATTCCTCAACGTCTCTTTCTCCCAATCCAGCTAGTTTTTGTCCTACTGCAAATACCCTATCAAGTGCTGAAGCTGATTTTTCACCTAATTCATGTACCTCCAATTCATTGAACACTCTCTTACCCTGTTCATCCACAAGAGTTGCAGCTACAAACTTGGCTCTGATATTACTCATCCCACCTTCTTCTTTCATAAGTTGGGATTCAAAAGAATCTCTTTCTTTTCCTGTGATAGTTCTTACTATTACTTCTCCACCCCATTCAGGTACTTTTACTGTTTCTGTTTCTAAATCTTGTGCGGAAAGTATTTGTTGTTTTGTTAAATATCCCATTGTGATACTCCTTTATGGTTAAAAGGTTAAATTTTATTAAGATGTTTCAGTTATTTGTCCGTCTATCTTGATTGTCACAGACATTGTGATTTTATCATCAGCAGGAATACTCTTACTAATGTTTGTTACATAACCATTAAAAGTAAAATCTGTTGCACCTGTGTCGGGCATAACAATAGAGTAACTTTGTGCTGAAGCTGATTCAAAATCTGTGTTAAGTAAATCAAATCCTGCTCTTGTCCAATTCATGTCAAGAGAAACCTCTCCACCATCTCTAAAACCGCCAATGAATTCTCTATAACCACCTGTTGAATCAAGAGTAGTCACATCTATTGTATCTCTTGAACGATTCGGCCCTGTTATAGAATTTACTTCTGCTAAAGTTGAAGAACTTCTTTTGAATAACGCACCTACACCTGCTATCGCTGCACTTGCCATATCATTTCACCTCCTTAAAAATTAAGATGTTCTCATAATCCTAAAATTAATAGACCAAGAAGGTCTATTGTTCTTATCATAATCTAAAAAAATAATATCACTTTGGGCTATAATGTAAACATACCTAGTAGAATTAACTGTGGTATTCTTTACTGCATGTAAAGTATCCAATATTAATTCAGCTAAAGTATAGCCCTCTTGATATCCGAATCTATTACCTCTTACTCTAACCATTACAGTAGGAGTTTTTAAAGTCCTATTTGTATCTGGTTCTCCACCACCTGTGTCAAAAATAGACACTACTTTGTCCACAACTCCTCCTCCATCTGGTTCTTGTGACACAAATAAGTTTGTACCAAATGTGAGTCCAGTTCCTGAAGATGATGCTTCCAATAAATCTTTTATGTCCTGAGATGGAGCGTTCAATTACTCTTCCTTTCTTTTACTTTCGGTTTCCCATGTTTCTTTAAAATTTTTATAATCTCATTTCGTGAACTCTTTACAGCAGTCTCTAGGAACTTAGCTTGACCTATTTTATGTTTTTCTCCTATAGCTTCATGTTCCTTTACAGCATAAAAAGCTGTGTGTCCTATTACAACAAAAGGATGTTTTTTCTTCTTACCATGACTTGTTGCGATTTGTGACACAACAACTGAATGATCACTAGCAACTCGTTTACCTTCTTCTTCTTCTGTATTAAAATTACCTGTGGTATACACTCCGGGAAAAGTACTGTCACCACCCCACATATAAAAACCACTTTCCATTAAATTGCCTGTCTTCATTGGAACTAATGCCTTTGATTTTTTTAGAACCAAACTTCCCACCTTCATCATTCCAATCCTAGTTAATTCTTCCTTCATACCCTTAATTGCTTTGTTAAGGTTTGCTATAACTATCTTTCCCCCAATCACTTTTGCCATAGGTAATCACCTCAATGAAGTAGCACTTGTCATAAAAACCACTCTTTGAAATTTGTCTGCTTTCAAAGTTGGTACTTTGGTCACTGCTTTAACTTCGTATGATTCTGTCACATTTTTAGGATTTGTTTCATCTATAGATGATGCTATGTCAGAAAGATTCCCCAAAAACATCCAATCATTTGGACTTATATCTTGGTCTACATAAGCTAATTTACTACTCTCTAACCGTTGTCCTGTACTATCAGTAAACAATTTCTGTTTGTCTTCCCATCTACCTTGTATCTCTACAGGAGTTGAAAAGGAAGCTCCACCATAACCATCTCTTCCAGAAAATGCCCAATAAACTATTGTTTGATTATGTCCTCTATTTATGAATGTTGTCATTACGAGTCCTCTGCTCTACTAATAGCTAAGATTGGTCTAAAGTTTCCTATACTCTTTCCCATATTAGCTAATGTCCCTGAAGTATCCATTGCTATCGCTTGTTGACCATATAAAGTAGCACCCAATCCTACTTCATTTCCTGCTCCCATAAAAGTTGCCTTTGTTGAACCAACTTCATGTACTTTTTCTTGTTGTTCTAGACTACATTTAAAAAAATGTGCAGATAACCATCGTTCAATTTCTTTAAGTATCGTAGAATTAGTTATTTTTGCAGGAGTGGATAATTGTGTTGTGACCAATATGTTTGCGATAGATATGAAAGGAGTGAAATCGGTAACATCAGTATCCAAAATTAATCCTACTTCTACATCTGTAACTCTAGCCATATTTTATCCTAACCTTCCTTTTTCAAATGCCTCTGATATTACTTTGTCATTCACAATTACTTTACCTTGATTCCAAAGTTTTGGACTTACAAACTCTCTTACTTTTTCCTCATCCCATTCCAATCCGAGCCATTCAATTACTGATTTTATTTCATCAAATTGACCATCTATCATTTCCTGTGGCCAGACTTCTCTCAAATTCAAATTGCTGTGTAACATCTCATTAAATCTATTTATATGTTTATTTACCCATCCTTGCCAATCTTCAGGTTTATCAAATGCCCTCATAAAACCTGTCCTCATACATGAATTAACAATCTCTTTACCTCTTCTTCTAATCAATACCCACTTTGCGTCAGGAAAAGCATTGTCCCATAACGGCCACATCAAACAAGCCTTTGCTCCTTTGTAAAACCAAGTTTCATCTTCTTTTACACCTTGTTCTTTTAAAATGTTCTCTACTTTTTCTCTCCATTCTTTTCCATCTGAATCTCTAAATAGTTTTGTATCTGGAAGAGGGTTTTGTGCTAGAGGGTCAACACCTAAATCTCTGAGCAAAGGTTTAACTAATCCTTCTCTTATACTAATGTTCTCAAACATTCCTTTTTTATTATAAAGTGTCGCTCCACTTACTTCTCCACCGTTTGCACCACAAATATCTAAAACTCCAGCAGTCAGACTTGTTCCTGACCTTGCTACACCAGTTATAATTACAGCAGATTCCATATTTTTCCTCAACTTCCTTTTTTGGTTAAAAAGAATATTAATTTACTTCAAACAAATTTCCCATTTTATATCTTTAGGTCTAGGTTTACCATGAAAGACAACTATGTCTGTTGAGGAATCAACCCCATCTTTACAATGGTGTTTATAAGAAGCAATATTTAAGTAATCATTTATAGATGTTATCTCCGTCAATTTATCTTTAATATAATCTTGCTCCCACTTTCCGTATTTTAAAAACGCTTCATAAAAAACTAATTCATTTAATATATAAGAGTAATCCCCAACCCATGCCATGATCCCTGATGAAAACTCTCTGGTAGGATGGAACGCTTCCATCATATAAAATCTATCTTTCTTTGGAAGACTAAGAAGTTCTGTAATAAAATTATCCAAACTTCCTACTATCATTGTATCTAAATCAAAGTAAAGTACGTTTCCTTTTAAATTAAAAATTTCTAATTTAGACCAATAACTTCTTAAATCTGTTTTCAAAGGTAATACTTTAATATTATCAGGAACAGGGAAAGACTCTAAATCGGTAAAAATAATAAATTCAAATTCTCTCGTTACATACTTATTGATGTTACTGTATAACTTGTCTGCGTATTCCCAACCGAAATCTCCCCCTGACCTGAGTACACAACAAATTGATAATTTATCTTCCATTATTTTAAATTTTCTATTGCCTCTGAAAGTTCCATTTTTTCAAAACATTCAATCTTGCTTATTAAATTAGCATTTATTATTCTCATACCTAATTTATCAGCATCAATCTTTATTTCTGGAAAAGCACTTAACATTCTCTCATAAGGAGTCTTACTTAACTCATTAGTAATCTCATGCTTCTTATGAAAGTTGTCTTCTCCATCAGCTTTTGCAAACATATCAAATCCTATAAGTACAACATTTTTAGCTCCTAGATGGTAAGCTAAATTAATAGCAGACGCACCTGAAGATTTGTTCCATGAAAC